CTTTAGTTTTACAATTAAGAGGTATTAGAATATATTCTAAGTCAACACCGACTATGATTAAGAATGCACCGTATACTTTTTGTTGCTGATTACTAGTAATTGGCACTGCATCATCAATTATATTTTGAACTTCTTCCGTAGATAGCCCACTAGACAACAACGCCAAAGTTAACGACGGAGTTATTGCATTGAACTCTCTTATCGTTTGCAACAATACAGATGGTAAACCAAATGTAGATATCTTACGCAAGTCGATAGCTTTGCCTAACGCAATCAAGTCTTCACCAAAAGGTCTCAATGCTAAGTTAACACCTGCAACGTCAGCACTTATCAAGTCATTCATGTTGCTGTATGTACCTTGCAAAAAGCCTTTTGAAGCTTCCATAGCAAACATTGCAGAGTTAGAATAATCTACAAAACTAGACCCTGTGATAAAGGATGAACAAAAATCTTTATAGAATACATATGGTGCAGTTTGTTCACCGTTCCAATTGAATTCATTCCAAGCTTGCAGTGCAATTAGTCGCACATAGCCCCATTGTGTAACCCCGTTACTACTATTATACGGATTCCATGCCGCTCTCAACGCTGTATTTGGACTACCATTATTTGAAGGACCTGTCCAGTCGTATGTATATGGCTTACTATTCCCTAAACCAGGTATAGACACGCCATAAAAAATATTACCTTGTACTGTTGCTGTCCCTAAATCAAGAGATGACAGTACAGTGAACGATCCTATACTAGAAGTCTCTACTTGCCAATAGCCATTGTACCCTTGGGGGTCAGTGATGCTCGGTGATGTTACTCCACTTATTCTGATGAACGTACCTACCGGGAACTGCACAACTGTACCAGTACCATGAGTCACGGTGAAACGTTCAATAGTAGATGTAATGCCTACTGTTGCTATACTATTAACTGCTAAGCCAATACTTATCAAGTTATCATACACCGCATCAGTAACGACACCTCGGTTGTATGCATCGTTTATTGACCAAGTCAATAATCTAAGACAAGTGTTTTGAACTACTGTACCAAATGTATAGTCAGCATATGTTTTGCTTTGCCCCATGTGCGCAGCCGCAACTGGATTTATATTAAGACCTGTATTTTGTAATACAGATCCTAATACGTTTACACCTAAGGGACTTTGTTTACCTGAATCTGCCATAATTATTTACGGACAAAAAGTGTCAGTACTGCCTTCAGCTATGCTATGACCGCATGTATTACCTGAACCCACTCTTAACACAGGTGAGTTCTCTGCAAATACAGTAGGGCTACCATCAGTAGTCATAGCCGCACGATGAGGTGGGTGGGGTTTTCCCCAAGGCGCATGGGGAGTGATTTGACTAACGTGAAGACCTACTGGTATGCCATTAGCAAATACAGTACTAGCACCACGCATTATCCTACCACCTACTTGATTAGCATCCCCCAAGCGACTTAATTTTGCCATATTATCCTAAAATTAGTTTCTTATCTGGTACTTTGATACCAGTAGTTGCTTCTAAGTACTTCATCTTAACCGAATCGTCTGTAATACCAAGAATAGCAACGCTATTAGTATTTAGCTTAAATTCTTCCTTCGGATCAGCGGTAAATACACTAGGAATCATTTGCATACCCTGCTGCGTAGGTGCAATAGAAACTGGTTCTTCTAAAATAATCCAATCACCTCCTGCTTGCTTTACTTTAGCAATCAATTCTTCACCTGAATTGAGTTTGAAGGTATATACTTGACCTGGTTGTAGTGCTATTTGCATTAGTTACTTTCTGTTAATTTTTGTTTAAGTTCAGTGAACCCACCGATAAGTTCACCGTTCATAATGATTTGGGGAACTGTTCTTGCTGTTGGGATTGCTTCAAGCAATTCTTCTTTTGACCATCCGTCTCCAATTTTACGTTCTTCAAATTGGATACCTTTTTGATTTAACAATGCCTTTGCTTGATCGCAATAAGGGCAGTGATACTTACTCCATACGATAGTTGTCATTTTATTTCCTTTTAAATGTTTGGTAATGAGTCATAGTCTAATGCATCTGACATTACACCGATGACATAGTTAGTTGACTCGGTTTCTTGCAGTGCAGACTGCTTCTTACTTGTGTCAGAATGCTTGTTGAACCATGGAATAGGAGTAGTTTTAGGTGCGATACTGGTGTAGCGTATACCAATTTCTTTCAATGCTCCGGCTGCTGTATAGTCCACAAAGTCTTTTAATACAGTTGCGTTTAATCCAATAACAGGACCCAACTTAAACAAGTAGTCTGCCCACTCTTTTTCTTCTCGAATAACATCCATGTACAGTTGATACACTTCAGCTTCGCATTCTGCTTTAACAGCGGCAAATCTTGGATCTTCTTTAATTACTTGATTAATCAAGAATGCAGTCCAACCCTTGTGCAATAGTTCGTCTTGTAGAATCAAGCTAATGATGTTACCATTACCAATAAAGATTTTATTCTCAACCATTGCCAAACTTGTAGCAAAACTTACCATAAATCTAAATGCTTCTAGCGCATAACTCGCATTCAATGCCATCCAAATAGCTTTAATGTGTTCATGCTCAGTAACAACTTCACCAATCTCTTTACGGCAGTTGATACGGTGCAGTGTATCATAGTACAAACCTACACTTGATGCCATGCTAATGATTTCTGATGTGTCGTGGATAGTATTAAACACTTCCTTAGGCACGTTGTAGATGTTACGAATGATGTGACTGTAACTGCGGCTGTGAATGTTTGTTTCAAAGAAGCCCCAATTTAACATCAATGCTTCTAGTTCGGGAAGACTAACTACAGGTAAGAAAATCTGAGTAGGGCCACGGCCTTGCAAACTATCTAGTGCTGTTTGGCGTAAGACATTGCTAGTAAAGATATGTTTGACTGCATCGCTTGCATCTTTAAAGTCATTAGCATCTTTAGTAAGGCTAACTTCTTCCGGGACCCAAAAGAAACCACGTGCTGTTGTTTCAAAGTCTGCAATCTTTTTATATTTTACTTCTTCAAATCTTTGAATGGTTACGGGACCTTCCGGGTCCAAAAACATTTTTCTATTCAAATAATCTGTTTTGGTTGTTAAGTTGTATTGTTGTGTTGACATGTTGTTTCTCAGAGTTTACATGACTCGCATGATTCTTCATCATCAAAGTCAATTGCTTCTATCATTACCGGGGCTTCTTCTGCTTGCTGTTTACTACCTTGCTTGTTAATCAAACTATAGTAGAATGTCTTAATACCCCACACATGTGCTTGCATCAAGTTCTTAGCAATCAATGTTGTAGGTACTTTTCTGTCAGCAAAGTTTGCAGGGTTATAGAATGTGTTAGTTGATATTGACTGGTCGATATAAACTTGTAGTACGGCTGATGTTTTTAAATATGCATCGCAGTCTTTTTGTTCCCACATCATTTGATACTTGTTCTTCAACTTGTGATATTCGGGTACAACTTGAACGAAACTTCCTGCTTTACTTTCTTTGACAGAAATTAGACTCATGGGCATTTCAATGCCGTTAGTAGAGTTAATAACTACACTGCTTGATTCTACAGGAGCGATAGCCATTTGTGTAGCATTACGGACACCGTAACTACGCATCAACGCACGTAATCCTTCCCAGTTTAATTCAGGGGTAAAATCTGCTAGTTCATTAACACCGTTTGCTCTACGCTCCCAAGGGAAGATACCCTTACCATAGTATGTTTGGTCACTGTTGTCACAACGACCACGTTCTTGTGCAAGTTCTACACTAGACTCTGTTAAGTAGAATGCTTGATGCTCCATCCATGATTTAACTTCTTGCAGTGCATCTTTATCACCGTACTTCATACCGCGCTTGGCATGCCAATATGCTAGGTTTGTAACACCGATACCTAGAGGACGAATCTCGTCATTACTCAACTTAGACTGGATAGAAAGAAAATCTTGGTAATCGAGAATATTGTTAAGGCTACGGTGAAGAATGCGGCAAGCCCTACGCATATCTTCTGGGTTGCGGAAAGCTCCCCAGTTGATGCTACCAAGTGTACATAAAGCGATACGACCATCGGGATCATCAAGACGTTTAAAAGACTTAGTAGGTAATAGGATTTCACAGCAAAGGTTACTCTGGTAAATTGTATGATACTCAGGATCAAATGGCCCTTGATTCATCACGTTGTCAATAAAGACAAGATAGATACGACCTGTATCAGTGCGTTCTTTTAAGATGCCGCCTTTGAATACATCTTCTGCATTCATTGTTTTCTTGCGGAGATCCTTGCGTTTTTCATACTTAACATATAGTTCTTCGAACAACGCTGTATTCGTATAGAAGGCTTCGTATAGGTCTGGCACTTCATTAGGGTCAAAGAAGGTAATATTCTCTTTATTCTTGAATCGTCTCCAAAAGAATGCAGAAAGCACCACACCGTAATCCATGAAGCGGACTCTTGTTTCGTCTGTGCCCTGGTTGTTTTTGAGCACAATAAGGTCATCAAATTGATGATGCCATATGGGATAGAAAACCGTAGCAGATGCATTGCGAATGCCTCCTTGTGAACATGAACGTAGATCACCGAACCATTTCTTTAAGAACGGAATCATACCAGTGTGCATTATTTCGCCACCGCGAATAGGACTACCCAGTGGGCGTAGACGACCGATCTCTAAGCCAATGCCAGCACGTTTGCTAGCATACTTGGCCATCATCTCACCTGATGCAAAGATTGAATCTAAATCATCGTCACTGCGAATCAATACACAAGAGCTAAATTGCTTAGTGGGAGTTCCAAGTCCTGCCAAAACTGGCGTAGCCAACGTGAACAAGCCGTCACTAGCCGCTGTGTAATACTCTTTGATGAGTCGCATACGTGCTGCCAGAGGTTCTTCTTTGTGAAAGATCGTTGCGGCTGCAACCAAGTATCTGACTTGCGGTGTTTCATAAATTTCCTTTGTGGAACGATTACGAACAAGATACTTCTCAATCAGTTGCTCAATAGCGGCATAACTATATTGTTCGTCTTTAGAATGGTCAATGAACGAATCCATCTTGTTCCATTCTTCTTCTGTATACCACTCTAGTAATTCACTAGTATAAAGACCAGTTTCTACGTTTTTCTTTATAATAGAATAAAGACTGGGAGGAGTATACTGACCATATACGTCTTTACGTAGCATAGATAAACGCTGTTTACCTGCTACATATTGATAGTTGGTATGACCAACTTCGGGATTTGACTCAACATCAATCAAATCCACGATAGCACGTAATGTAATTTCGTCAATCTGACGAGTAGAGATACCATCATAAAAATGCAATTGGCTCTTAATCTCCACCATTGACGGGCTAACATCAGCTATGCCCTTACATATTTTCGCTACTTGAGCTTGCCATTTTTCAATAGTTAGTGGTTCTTTAGACCCGTTTCTTTTTATAACGTCAATTTTCATATTATATTTTCTTCTTTATTTCTTGTATGTCTAGTGTATTGGTTAACTTAAATTCTGTCAGATTGATATTTACTACCATATCAGGCCAGTAATTCATCACATATTTTGCGTGGTCAACTAAGACTACGGCAATGTCTTCACTATTATCGTCGGTTCCTAAGCGAAAGTCAATATCATCTACACCCAATAATAACAATGTATATATCATTCCCAAACCTCTAGCTAGTTGACAGTATTCATTATCATTCAACAGTTCCCATGGTCCAGGCCATTGTGAGATTTCATGAGGATGCAAGTAATGGTTAACCAAAGGTGCTGATTGCCACCACTTGTCTATTTCTATACATTTGGTTTGTGTATCTGCATTTTGGAGAGATTGTCTTAGATCATACCAGGACTGTAGTCTGGTTTCGTAATTTAATTGGAATACATTCATCACACTCGTACTTATCATTTTCAAAGTACGAGTGTGAAATTGTATTAGAATCGGCCAACAGCTACTTCAATGACACCTGAAGCTTCATTAAAGTTTTCTAGTGATTTACCAATGATTGTACCTGCACGTGCTTCGTTGTTAGCAATAGCGTGGCCGTTGCCGGCTGCTACTAACAAATCACCTTTGAATACAGGACCGATAACTTTACACGGTACACGACCTTGTAGAGCAATATCAGCAATGAACTCAGCTTCTAATCCACTGTTCATCGTGTACGCCGCATCAGTTGTTACAACACCTGCAACACGGGTAGTATTCATTTCAGTAGAGATAGTGACTTCATGTTCACCACCAAATACTAGAACAGTTCCAGGACCATAATCAGCATCAGCAATATACTTTTCTGACAAGTCAGCGTATGAAGCATTCCACTTAGTACCTGCACTTAATGTCCAGTTACCTGTTACAGTACCGGCTGTTGTATTAGCACCAGTAGTCAACACTTGCGTCTGAACGCCAGCACCATAATAATAACCGTTGTCACTTGATATGAATGCTCTAGTTGTTCCATAACTAGCTACGTACAATCCCCAATTGTCACTTGGAGCTCCGGATGACCCGCCTACTACTGTAGAATATGCATAACCTATACCAAACATTGTTCCCAATGTAGTACTTGTTGGCACATATGTACCGCCGATAGTATAGATAGGGTTAGTAGTAGTTGAGTTGTCTGCTAATGGGTAGGTACCATTTAAGTAACCGCTTAATCCACCTGATCTATATATAGGACCACTAGTTGTTAAACTAGACAATGTACCTGTACTTGTAATGTTAGGTTGTGCGGCTGTTGTTACAGTACCTGCAGTATCTGCACTTGTTGCACTACCATTTACTGTGATATTGTATGTACCACTTAGTCTTGCTTGTGCCAATGTACCACTTGAGATGTTGCTTGCGTTCAACGCAGTTAAACCACTGCCATTACCTGTAAACACACCACTGTTTGCTGTAATATTTGCGGCTGTAATATTGCCACTTACACCTAAACTTGTTAATGTACCGACACTTGTAATGTTACCTTGCGCGGCTGTTGTTACTGTGCCCGCAGTACCTGCAGTACTTGCACTGCCTGTAATATTACCTGTAATAGTTGATGTTACTGTTAATCCAGACAATGTGCCTACACTAGTAATGTTACTCTGTGCGGCTGCTGTTACGTATCCGGCTAACCCTGCAGTAGCAACGTTCAAGTTAGCAACTTGTGTAGTTGATGTAACAACGAACGGGGCAGTACCTCCGGACACTGTACTTGTTATTTGACCTGTAGCACTTACTGTGGTAAACGCACCGGTGTTTGCAGTAGTAGCACCAACTGTACCGTTAACCGAACCAACATGCGCACCAAAAGTAGGGGCATTGACATTACCTGCACTAATATTACCACTAACTGTTAATGAAATTAATGTACCAACACTTGTAATATTAGATTGGCTAGCTGTATAGACTGTACCTGCAACTAATGCGTTACCTACTTGACCTGAAACATTAGCGCCAGCTACACTATTAGCCGTTGCCGCAAATGATACTTCTCCGGATACATTAGCACCTGCTACTGCATTAGCTGTTGTTGCAAAACTTACTGCACCTGTTACGTTAGCACCAGTAATAGAAGTTAATGCTGAACCATTGCCTGATACATTAGTAAAGACACCATTTGTAGCGCCAATATTACCAACGTTTGCATTACCTGAAACAGTTAACGTACCCAAAGTACCAACACTTGTTAAACTACTGTTAACAACTGTTGATTTTAATGTTGTACCACTCAAGTTTGCGGCGTTAGCTTGAATTACTGTATTAGAAGCAGATGTTATTTGACCTTGCTGGTTAACTGCAATAGTACTTACTACATCTGCGCCGCCGTATGTACCTGTAGTTACCGCAGTATTACTGATACTGAATTCAGTACCAGTAAGAGATAATCCAGTGCCAGCAGTATACAATGTTGAGTCACTAATTTGAGCAAATGTAATTGCGGTTGTACCAAATGTAATTGTTCCAACTGTGTTACAAATATAAGTTTCACCTGCACCTGTATTACCATTTGTAACAAAGAATGCATCGCCTTGACCCAATGAAGTTGGACTGAAGGGATCGTATGTGTCTGCGTCAGTTGCACGTGTTAATACCCAATTTGTAGAAGCAGTACCTACAGTTGTAACTGTGTAAACGCCATTTTCAAATTGATTAGTTTGATTGTAAATCAATACACGTTTACCAATTGTCATCAACACACCGTCAATAGTTAGTGCTACTTGTGTGCCTGCGTTAGTCAACGTAGCGCCAACACCACTAGTACCATTATTGTAAGTTACGTTTAAGTTGCCGGCAGAGTCAGGAGATTCAACAAAGACAGCCTCGTGATAATGAATACCTGAAGCGGCTAGAGTATCTACATATTGTTTTGTTGCCGCGTCTGTTGTTTGTGTTGGTGTTGCTACGTTAGAAATTCTAAAAGTACCAACATTAACTGTACCAGTTCCAGTAGGAGTTAAATTAATGCTTTGATTAGCACCAGTTGCAGTAATTGTTACACCTGAAGTTCTACCAACAATCAAATCTGTTACTATGTTTGCACTAGTTTGAATATTACCTGAAGCGGTAACACTAGATAATGTACCTAAACTTGTGACGTTTGGCTGAGCCGCAGTTGTTAGTGTGCCAGTTAGTAATGAAGCACCAATAGTACCACTATTAGCATAAACATTGCCGGCATTTACGTTACCAGAAATATTAGCCGTTACTGCAAAAACTGTACTATTTGCAATTAAATTGCTAGCGATGATATTACCGGTATCACTGACAGAGGCTTTGTCGCCACCAGTAGTAAAGAAATTAATGTATCCTGAAGGTCCAGGAGCCAGATAGATTCCTGTACCGCCATTTACAATAATAGATGAGTTTACATTACCTGAAGTATTTAAGTTACCACCAGTGACATTACCAGTTACAGTCAATGCAGTTAATGTACCAACACTTGTTATATTTGGTTGTGCGGCAGTTGTTAATGGGCCTTCAACAGTTGTAAACACACCTGCTGCCGCACCAATATTACCAACGTTTGCATTACCGGTAACTGATAATGTGCCTGCAGTACTTAAGTTACCTGCGGTTACTGTTCCGGTAGCTGTCAATGCGTCTGTTGTTTTGTTATATATTAGTCCTGAATCTGCACTAACTGTTCCACCATCATTAAACAATATCTGCGTATTAGATCCAGGAGCGACTAAATTACCGCTAATATTAGCATAGATAGTACCACCGACATACAAATTGCCTGCAACACCAACACCACCGGCAACTACAAGAGCACCGGTTGTAGTAGTAGTTGCCGGTGTTGTCATCTGGATATCAAGTTGCGCTTGAACATCACGTAGGCGCATTTTCTCGTCTACTGCTAAGAATCCACCTGTAGCAAATACAATGTCTCTGTTAGCACCTTGGTCGCCGGTTGCAATAACTAGATTGCCACCTAATCCAACCCCATTTACAGGTTGTACAAAGATATAGCCGTCGTTTTGTTTAGTTATAGTAAAATTAGCATCACTGAAATCAGATCCAGTGAAGCCCATGTCCATCCAACCTGCAATGTCATTACCATTGTCACCGTATGCAGTGAAGTCAGCAGAACCATTAGCGTCTGTATTAATTAAGCCAACTTGCACATATGGTGCAGCACCTGCTTCAGCTAAGATAACAGGGTTAGTAAATCCTGTTGCGGCTTCTGAACCACCGACAAAAATTCGGCCTTCAATAAGCGCATTATTTGCTTCAATATTACCCACGTTTATCACGTGACTTGCACCAATATCTAGGTTAGATCCATTAGCCGTAATGTTTGAAGTACCAATATACAACGATGTACCTAGATATGCATTATTCCATCGGTTAGTGTTGTTACCTAAGTTATAAGTTATGTTAGCATTAGGTATTAAGTCTGTCCCGATGTTACCACTGATATTTAAATTGTTTAAATTTGCAGTACCTAGTACAAACAATCCACCATTAGATATGATGTTGGCATTAGATCGTATATTACCATTAGCTGTTACGGTAGTACCAACAACGACACCATTAGCAGTACCAAGTTTATCTATTGATGCCAGGTTGCCTACGTTGACGTTAAAGAAGTTACCTGTGTTAGCACCCAAAGAACTTATAACTGTTATGTTGTTAGCACCTACATTACCTACAGCACTTATATTAAGGTTTGCTGTGATGTTGCCACTCGCAACAATATTACCGCTAACTTCTAAATTAGTTAGTGTACCCACAGTAGTAATATTTGGCTGTGATGCTGTAGTTAGTGTACCTGTAAAGAAGTTTGCAGTAGCTACATTACCTAAATTAGCATTACCCGATACAACATTACCACCAACTGTTAATTGATCGGTAGTTTGATCGAACGTAAAGTTGCTTGATGCGCCAAAGTCACCATTAGCATTATACTGAATGTATGTGTTTGAACCAGCGGCTTGTTGGAAGTCCCATGGTGTACCGTTTGCGTAATATAAGTTATCTGTCTTAACACCACCGACTGAAGCATTACCTGAAACGTTTAAATAACCCTGTGTGTATATGCCTTCTGCACCATCTGTAGTTTCAATACCAAAGATGTTTGCTTTACCTGAAGAATTAAACATCAATGCAGAGTTTGAATCATCTGCTAGGTCCCATACTAAATTGTCTGTCTCAATAGAAGCAATATTACCTGATTGAACATAGAAAGCGTAGTTACCTAAACCAGATCCAGCGGCATTACCTAGAACACCAATATTATATCCACCTGCGTGAGTTTGTGTAGCGTATCCACGTACACCTACTGCCGCTCCTGAATCAGAAGTGTTTGTTACGTATGCGCCGCCTTGAACACCGGTTGCTTTTGTTGCGCCATTTGCACGTGCTTCACCTAATACACCAATACCCCAAGTACTTGTATTTCCTGAATCAGCTACTGCTTCACCAACTATACCAATATTTTCTGAGTGAGTTTGTCCACTATCATTTTGCGATACGATAACTTTAGCGTTGGGGAAATCTGATTGTATTGCATTCGCACCAACGAATAATCCGCCGGCTCTAGTTTTACCCAATGTATTAAATGTTACTACGTCACTAGATACTGAAACGTTACTACCAAATGCAAATTCACCGTTTGAGTTGTCCCAACCCATAAACCCTGTTACAGGGGTACTTGTATAATATTGTAATAATGTACCACGATCTTTGCCGTCGTCACTTGTTAATGCATTACCGTTTGGTCCACCACCGACAGAAATTAAAGGATCTTCAATTGCTAATGTTTCAACATTGATATATGTTACATTTCCATTAACTGCTAGATCACCTGTTATAACTGCATTACCAGTTACTGATAAGTTAGCAGTTGTTAACGTACTTGTAGCAGTGTCAAATGTAAACGATGAACTTGCACCAAAAGAACTATTGTTATTGAATTGAACTTGTGTATTTGAGCCAGCTGGTTGTTCTAAGTCCCATGGATTACCGTTTGAATAATATAAGTTGTTAGTTACAACACCTGTAGCTGCCACATTACCTAATACTGTTACTGTGTTTGTTGTATTGTTGAACGATAAATTAGCTGAAGTAGATA